TCAAGCTGACCCGGGGCCCAAAGGGGGACCTGTCTGTTTGGGCCCCGTTGATAAAGGGGCGACTCGACCAGACCAAGACCTACACGATGGGTATTGACCTGTCGAGGGGGCAGGGCGGTGACACGACAACGGAGTCCGTCGCTTCGATCCGATGTGATCAGACAGGTGAGATCGTCGCCAAGTGGGCTAGTAAGACTGCCCCGCCCTACGACGCCGCGAGAACTATCGTCGCTTTGGCCGTATGGGTCGGTGGTGCCGCACCCCGCCACCTGCCGTTTGTCGCGTGGGAAATGAATGGGCCAGGGTGGGACTTCGGTAACGTATTCATCAAGCAGATGAAGTACCCGTTCTACTACCGCGATGAGACCATTGGACAGGTGACGACCAAGAAGACAGCAAAGTACGGTTGGCACTCCAACCGTGAGCGCAAGAACCTGCTGTTGCGGGAATATGAACGGCAGATGCGCGAGGGCAAGGTCATAAACCGTGATCAGCAGAGCCTAGACCAAACCAAGACGTACATCACGTATCCGGGCGGTGGCGTGGGCCCCGCAGAGTTGAGCGACAAGAGCAAGGCCGAGTACCTGGGGCATGGTGACCGAACGATTGCCGATGCCCTGACGACGCTGAACAAGGCCAAGATAAAACTGCGTACGAATTTCTCTGATGCCCCGGAAGCAACGTGGGAGCACCGGTTCAACAAGTGGAAGCAGGCGTCACGGAAACCGAAGGGTTGGCAGAGACCGTATTCATTTAGGTAGGAGTGCTTGGGTAGCATAGACAGAAAGGCAGGCAGATTATGATTCTAAAAGTGATCCAAGGGGGCCCCTGCACAAAGGGCGGGGAGCCAAGTTTGGCAAGAACACTAGTATATGAACCTGTTAAGTTTGAGATGCATTATGTGCATGACCCGGATAACCCCGATGCTGTCAAGCAGCTGCTTGTCTACCGGAAGGGGGGCGACATGGATGTTGTGCTGTTATTCTCCGGTGATGAAGTGTGGCTGACAGGTGACAGCGGGAAAACTGCGGATAGGTGGAAAATCTAACAACATAGTACAGCTACCCAAGCATTTACTCTATATACGAGGCACCTATGTCCCGATCATTGACTGCACAGAAACTGAGTGAGAGCGCCCTGGAGGGGTTCAAGCGGTTCGAGCGATTCCGTAAGGCCCGGGCGTACGCGGTACGTGAATACATCGGCACGTACATGGCCCAGGAGCATGGCCTGACCGGCGAGCGGCCGATCAACCTGGTGTTCCTTGCCATCCGGGCCCTGGTGCCCAACCTTGTGCAGAAGAATGGCATGACAAAGGTGGTCACCAAGATCCTGCAGCAGCGCGACTACGCAGAGAAGATGGGCTTGGCACTGGGTGACTTGCATGAGCAGCTGAAACTGCACCGGATACTGCGTGCCAGTATTGTCGACATGGCCCTCGGCGGGCTAGCCACGTTCAAGACATCGCTCGACTACACGGGTAAGCTCGTTGAGGACATCAACGTAGACCCGATGCAGATCTACACACAGCTGATCAGCCTTGATGACATGACCTGTGATCCGCTGTGCCGCGATTTCAGCAAGGCGGACTTTATTGGGCACCGCATACATATCGAGCGGGCCCGACTGATGAAGATGGACGGGTGGGACAAGGACCTTATCCGGCGGCTCCCCCGAGCGGGCACGAAGCACGATGAGCGGGCTGAGGCGCTCACGCAGGGAGACCCGCAGTCCATGGAGTTCAACGCCTGGCAGGACTACGTCAACATTGCCGAGGTGTGGGTGCCAGAGGCGGAATCGGTATGCTACATCCCCGATCCCGAGGAAGCCGTGATGAAGGACTTCCTCAACGTGTCCGAGTATTATGGCCCCGAAGACGGCCACTATACGTTCGGCTCGATCACGCAGCCAGTGCCGGACAACCCGTTCCCGGTGGCACCCGTTGGCGTGTGGCGCGATCTCGCGGACATGACCAACCGATTGTTCAAGAAGGCAATGGATCAGTCTGATCGGCAGAAGAATGTGGGCCTGTATAGCCCCGCCAACTACGACGCGGCGATGGCAGTACAAGACGCCGTCGACGGTGAGTGGATAGCGACCGAGGACCCGAACAGTATCAATATCCAATCCTATGAAGGTGCTGACCAGGGCACCGTGCAGATGACGCAGAACCTGTACGGTTGGTTCAACCTCGTGGCTGGTAACCCGGATATGATGAGTGGCTCCGCAATCAACTCTGATAAGGCGACTGGCCAACAGATCCTGCAGCAGAATGCGTCCGTGAGTATCGGTGATATGCGGGACATGGTTTATGATATCACCGGGGAGATTGCTGGTAAGCAGGCCTGGTTCCTGCACAATGACGACCTGTTGTTCCAACCCGGACAGCCCGGCATCCCGCTGATCAAGCGGCTGCCTACTGGCGAGGAGGAGCAACTGTACTTGACGCCTGATGATAAGACTGGCCGCATCGAGACACTCGGGTTCGAGATTGTCGAGCGGTCTATGAGCAAGATTGACCCAATCGCCCGTGAGAAGGCCGTGACGTACTTCACTACACAGGTCCTGCCGCAAGCGTTTGCTGCACTGCAGATTGCTACTCAGGCTGGGCAGCCGTTCAATATCTCGACGTACTTGTCCACCGTGGCTGATGAGCTTGGCATATCGGCTATCGCTGATGGTATCTGGACCGACAAGAACTTCCAGGCCCGCATGCAGTGGTACGCTGATATAATGGGCTCGCCCAAGAAGAGCGGCGACATGGGCCAGAGCGTGACACAGAACGGCGGCATGCCTGTGGGTGGCACGCCAATGGGGACACCGACCCAGGAGTTTAACCAGAACGCCCAGGCCGCAGCGGCCGTTGGGCAGCAGAACTTGAATCGTGGAGGTATGTAATGGGACTGTTCGGCAAACCCAAGAAGAAAAAGAAGATCGCCATCGGCAAGGGCACCCTCGCTGAAAGAGTGAAGGCAGAGTCCAACATGAAGAAGAAGTATCCGCAGATGCAGTCCCCGGACTGGGGGAAGCCCAAGAAGGTGGCCAAGAAGAAAAAGGCCGACAAGAAGACTGCTGCCACGAAGAAGGTGCAGTCGCAGTTGGCCGCAGCCGGTGTGACGGCGAAAGACATGCCGTCTGATGTCGATAAGCGCAAGAAGGGGAAGAAGTAATGGCAACCTATGCCTATGTGTGTACCAAGTGCGAGGGACGCCAGGATGTGGTCAAGCCCATGGCAGAATCTGGGCGCACAGAGCTATGTCCCTCGTGCGGTGCTCTGATGGATAAGGACTTCTCTGCCAACATACCCCAGGTGTACCAGAGCGGCTACCGCAAGGCCCTACACTCGGATGCGTTGGCCATCCATCCGTCGCAACGTGCAGAGCACCGGGAGCGGTACCCGGGTGTTGAGATAGACCACCTTAACCGCCCGGTACTGACCTCGGTCGCGCAGGCGGACAAGTATTACGATGGCCGTGGTGTCGTGAAGGCAGGCGGACGAAAGCAACTAATCTAAGGGGAACCGAATATGAGCAAAGAACACGAAGATCAGATGGCAGCGGAAGTCAAGGCAGTAGAGTCGCTGCAAGCTGAGATAGACAAAATCGATTTTGACGGAGGCATTGCCCCCCCGGGTGAAACCGGGACGCCTACCCCCGAGCCCGTCGTTGACGAACCGGAAGCTGAGGGTGACCCTACCCCCGACCTTGAGCCTGATCCTGAGCCCGAGGAAGGGGAAGCTGATCCTGATCCTGACCCGGAAGCCGACGATGACGCTGGGGAAGCCGACAAGCCAGCATTGTCTGACAGTCACTATCGTGCTGCCCTGCGTATGGGCATGGAAGCAGAAGGGATCTCGGAACTGTATGATGCGTCCCCTGATCTCGCGGCAAAGACACTCGCCAAGTGTTACGAAATGGTCAACGCCGAATCGAAGCGACTCGGTGAGATTGGCAGAGCCGCACAACAGGTTCAGAATACGCCTGAGCCCGCACCCCAGTCCGCGCAGCCGCAAGGTAAGGTTGCCGATCTCATTGCCAAGGTGAAGGACCACTATGGTGACGATGACCCAATGGCTGAGGTGTTGACAACCCTGTTGAAGGATCGCCAGCAGCCTGTGCAACAGTCCGTAGCTGAATCGCAGGTGCCAACCAGAACAGTAGAAGAGGAGGTTAATTCACGCCAGCAGATCGGTACGTTCTTCGGGTCTCCCGACCTTGGGCCGTATGCGGACCTGTATGGTTCAAACGAGTCTGTCCTCGGTAACTGGGATCACCTCTTGCCCGGGCAGAAGGCGAACCGGGTCGAGGTGTGTAACCGTGCCCAGATGCTACTGTACGGTGCAGCTGCATCAGGGATAAAGATGGGTACCGCAGAGGCCTTGGAACGTGCCCACCTTGAAGTATCCGCGCCCATGACCGAGCAAGTGGTCCGCAGTAGGATCACAGCGTCGGCCAAGAAGCGTGAGAAGGGTGTCACACTGAGGCCCAGCGGACAACGGCCATCGGAGCGTTCCGGTGGTGAGCATAGCCACAAAGAAGCTGTAGCAGGCATGGCTGCCGAACTCAAAAGCGTGTTCGGTTGAGCCAGCCTAGGAGGACACTATGAGTTACACGTATGATCAATTGGCGGGCTTGGTTGCCAGTACTCACACCAAGTACCCCAAAAACGAGCTTACGGTCACCTGGGACGACAACCGTTTCGAGGCTGCCCGTATCTTCAACGAAGACTCCATCAAGAAACAGGGCGGGACCACGATCACCGGTAAGGCCCTGCTGAGTCAGACTGGCACCGCTCGCTATGTCGGTTACTACGAAGTCGATGAACTCTCTCAGGGTGAGTCAATTGAAGAGTTCACGATGCCCTGGTGTCGTATGACTGCGAACTGGTCCTGGGATGAGTTCGAGATCCTGCAGAACAAGTCTGATCCCGAGGGTTTCATCGACCTTGCCAAGGTCAAAGAGACCCAGGCCCTGTGGAACCTTGCCAAGTTGTTTGAGGATGCCCTGTGGCAGGCCCCGACCAGCGCGACCGACAACAAGTACCCCCGTGGCATCCCGTACTACATTCGGATGCTGGATGCAGACGCCACTGATGGTGGTGACTTCTCTGGTCAGACGATCCGCTATCGCAACGGCTCGACTGGTACTGTGTGCTCGGGTATCGACGCCGCCACGCACACGACCTGGAAGAACTGGGCGGACACCTACACGGCGGTCAACAACGACCTGATCAAGAAGCTGCGTACCGCGTTCCTCTACCGCGAGTTCAAGGCCCCGCTGGGTGCCACCTCCTTTGAGGTTCGCAAATCCGCGAAGTCCCGTATCTACACTGGCCGTCCGAACAAGGCTGAGATGTTTGACTACCTCGATGCCAAGGACGACGTTCACACCACGAAGGACGCGTTCGGTCGCATGGTTGTGACCGAGGGTACAGACATGATGATCAACAGCGTCGATGTCATCGGCATCAAGAGCTTGGATGCTGCGACTGACGTTGTCACCGCTGACAGTACTGATCCGTGGTACTTTGTCGACCTGTCAATCTTCAAGCCGGTCGTGTACTCGGGCTACTGGATGAACACGCGCGGGCCAGTCCACGGTGGGACGAAACAGCATACCGTCTGGACTTTATTCAAAGATGGGGCTCATAATATTTGGTGTGATGACCCCAGGAGTGCCGGTTTCGTGATCCACAAGGCAATCACAGCTTAGTAGGTAGGAGATAAGGGGAATGTCCGACATGCTGAAATGTAAGAAATGTGGATCAGTTAAACCCAAGGATGCGTTCCACAAATCGAAGACGGGGTTAGGAGTGCGTCGCACATGCAAAGCGTGCGCTGAGGATAATAGAAGAGCGCGGCTTAGGACAAAGCACGGAAAACGCGCACACCAGAGCCAACGTCTACAACACGTGTACGGCATAACCCTAGATGACTATGACCGTATGTTTGCGGCACAGGACGGAGTCTGTGTGATATGCAGCGAGCCGGAAACTAAGATGTGGCGGGGTCATACTGGTAGAGCCGCAGTGACGCGGTTATGCGTAGACCACGACCACGATACCGGTAAAGTACGCGAACTGCTTTGCGACCGGTGCAACAAGCTACTTGGTTTTGCAAGGGACGACATAGACATTCTCACGAAAGTAATCAACTACATCAACAAACACAAAGGAGCATAACCATGAGTCTAGCCGTGAAATACAGTACCGCCGGGACGGCCGGGCAACCGAGCCCGAACATCTGGGGTGATTGCCCTGTCGATAAGTCCCTG